CAGAACGATGACGACTCCAAGTCCATCGACAACCAAAATCTAAGCCCGGCCCCGGTTACTACCTGGTGCAAACAATGACCGAACAAGCAATAGATACCAGTAAATACAAACCTAAACAATCAACAGAGGCTATCTTAGCACTTGCAATGGAGACACAAGCAAGCCCGTCAGAGATTGCCGATGTTCTCAATGTATCGAATCAAGCCGTATACCAATGCCTTGAACGGCACAAGATTAATCCCAACCGCTTAAAATCATACAAAAACCATAGAGCGGATATATTCGCAGGGATACAAACTAAGATAATCAAGCACATAGACGAGCGCCGATTAGAAAAGGCCAGTGCTTTCCAGCTTGTTGGTAGTCTCGGTCTGCTCTATGATAAGGAGCGAGTTGAGCGTGGCCTGGCTACAGAGATTGTATCATATCGGGCAGTTAGCCTAGAGGTAAGCAAGATAGACGTGGAGATAAGACGGCTTGAGCAGGAGCTGTCCAGACTACCCTCAGCAGCGCCAATTGAGCAAGACGAGGCTGGTAATGGTAGGTCTGATTCTGTAAGTGATTGTAATGATTAAGGTCTATACCTACTACGACCTATAATAAGTATTATGTAAACATGAGGGTACAAAACAAGATAAGTATATGATAAGACTAAGCAACAAACGATTAAGTAAGCCGGTCAGCAACGGATTATGTAGACCCCCGGGGAGGGGGGAAAGGGACTCCGGTGGTTCTGTTGAAGCTACTTCCCCTGTTCTTGGCGAAAAATATAAAAGGGATTCTGCGGATTTAGATTGGCGGGATAAGAGAGGAAAATAGGAGGGAATATGGATCAGAGAGAGATTCGTTTGCGGTGTATAGAGGCTGCGGCGGGGATGGAGTATAAGCGGCACGGGGATGTTCTGGGGGCTGCGAAGGATTTTGAGGTGTTTGTGTTGGGTGAGGAAAAGAAGCCTGTGACTAAGCCTCAGGAAGATAAGATTGGCCCGGGTTATTCGGAAGCTGGCTTAGGTTTAGGTGTACGCGATGATTCCTATGATAAGCCTGTGGAGGCTTGCAGCTTGATCCAGGATGGAGGGGGCGACTGAACATGAATTTTTTGAATGTCGGTCCCGAACCGATAATTCTTACTCTCCACGAACCATTGTTCAGTGTCGAATTTCAACGGCTTGAGGAATCAGCCGAAGTTGAATATGCCGGTCCTTATCAAGACCAAGACGATTTTACGGCCGATCAATACAATTATATCCTTAATGCCCGGACCACCAGCCTTGCAGAAATCCCGCAATTAAGGACTCAAATGAGTCGTGTAAGCGCTTTAATAGAAGAATTGATTGAAGAGTGTTTTCCTGATCCTGATCAAGGTCTCGAATTAAGACCGGAAATAAAAAAAAGGTTATTACAATCCTCAAACTTAAGTTCATATTACTGGCGTTGTTCATTGCGGCAGTGGCCTACGGCTGGATTGACAGCAGGTGTTATTCTCAGTGTATGAACTCTGGGGGTTCGCCGCGGCAGTGTTTGAGTATGTGTACGCACTACTAATTCATCGTGGTTAGTCCACGCAGAAAGGGGTTTGTATGGGAGAGATAATATTACCGGGGCAGGTTAATGAACAGAAGCGGGCGGAGATGTGTATGGAGGCTATACGGCAGGCTTGTTTGAAGTGGAACTGTCAGGTGCTTCCGATGGTTCAGTTTATCGGGGACCGGGTGGCGAATTACGGGTTTAATGTAATTCCGATTCCAGCTGTTCCGCCGGACATTAAGAGTAATTAGGGGGATGTATGCCGACTAAATTTAAGGTTCCCAAAGGCAAGAACAAGGGTCTGGCGGATATGACTAAGAAACAAATTGGTGAATTTGCCAAGATGCCGAAGAAGAAGAAAAAGTAATGGCCGATACTCCCGAACAGCTACGGGCTAGATTGCTGGAATTAAAGCAGAAGAAACTTGAACTGCTGGATACTCAGGAGCGATTGGCGCGGGATAACAAGATTGAGTTTGTTCCGAACCAGCCGAATCCGAAGCAGGAGTTAATATTAAACGGGTGGCTTAATCGCGAATATAAGGTTTTTTACTTTACGGGAGGAAATCGTTCCAGTAAGACAACAACTTGGGTATGGCTGGCGCTGGCTACCATGTTCGGGTTTTACCCCTGGAATCCGGATATTAAACTTTGGTTTACCCATAAGGGGCCGCGCAAGATAAGGGTGGTCGGCCAGGATTGGGGGGTTCATATTAAGACCGTTCTTATCCCTACACTGGAAGAATGGTGGCCGAAGTCACGGAGGGTGGAGAAAAAGAAGAACAATGAAGGTATTGATTATTTCTGGAAGGATGTAAAGACCGGATCAACCCTTGAGATTATGAGCAACGGGCAAAGGCCCGATCTGTTTGAAGGATGGAAGGGCGATCTGGTTATTTATGATGAGCCGAGTTCAAGGGAGATAAGGGTAGCCTGTAGCCGTGGTCTGGTAGATTATTCAGGCCGTGAATACTTTGGCATGACCCTGTTGAAGGAAGCCTGGGTACAGAAAGAGGTAGTAAGGGCAACCAATGAAGATGGGACTCCCGATATTTCCGTTTTTGGAGTTAACGCCGACATCTTGGACAATGTTTCCCGGTGCGGCGAGTGTGACGGGTATCTTGACAGGTTTGATGAAAAGGATTCCGGGGTAGTTGGGATCTGTCCCCGATGTGGCGAAGTTACTAATTATAAAAGGTTCGGATTGACGATGGAGGGTGTGCGACAGTTCGAAAAGAGTTTGTCGCCAGAGGAAAAGGAAGCAAGGTTACGGGGAAATCCCTCTTATTTATCGAGCCTTATTTGGAACATTGATAGGAGGAAACATATTAAGCCTAGGTTCAAGAACGGGATTCCGCTGGATTGGATCGTTGATATATTTATTGACTTTCACCCGTCGAAGCCGTGGGCGGTAAGTTTTTACGCGACTGAGCCTCGCGGTTTTCATTGGCAGATAGCGGAGATATGGGATCACGGCAATTCAAAGGCGATGGCGGAAAGAATATTGAAGGCCATCAGTGAGAACAGTTTAAGGGTAGGCGGCATCTGGATTGATCCACTGGCAAAAGGCGATGTCAATTCGGGTTACACCGACGAGACTGTATTTCAGATCATGTCCGATGTTTTCGCCAGCCACGATATTTATTTACAGACCGCCAGCAAGGACAAGGATAATGGACTTAAACTAGTTGAAGAAATGCTGATGAGCGAGAACGAGATTCCCTCGCTGTTTTTCTTCAGCGATCTTAAAAAGAGTATAGAGCAGATTGAAAATTACGTTATTGATCCAAAGACGTTGAAGCCGTCGAAAGTAGAAGATGATTTTTGTGAAAACCTTTATAGATACGCGTTGATTAACCGTCAATGGGAAGAAGAGGAAGATGAAGGATACGAACGAACAACCGATGACCGGGGCCGCAGCGCCATTACCGGGTACTGAGCAACCGCAGATCGATGTATCAGCCTTATTTGACGGGCTGAACGATACTCCGGCCGAAGAGTTCAATATCGCCCAAAAGATAAAACAGGACGATTTGAATAATATCGGTCACGATGTAGTGCGTAATTTCAATGCGGATATTGAGTCTCGTACTGAGTTTGATAAGCGCCGGGCTTTATGGCTCAAAATGTTTGCCGGTTACAGGGAACCTAAGGACTATCCCTGGCCAAAGGCTGCCAATACTCATTTGCCGTTCATACTGGTTGCCTGCCTTCAGTTTCAGGCCCGTGCCTACGAAGCCTTGATCGGTAAAGACATTGTAAAGTGCTATACCCGTGATGGTCAAACCCTGGATAGAGCCAAGCGTTCAGAAAACTACATGAACTACCAACTTCGCTATGAGATGGAAGATTGGGAAGAGGACATGGACAAATTGCTCATGGCCCTTCCTATTGATGGATTCGTAGTCAAGAAAACTTATCCGGACTATGAAACCAAGCAACCCGTTTCCAAGTTTTTGTCTGTCGATGAGTTTGTGGTCAGCTATAAAGCCAAGAGCCTGAATGATCCGCGTTTGAGAAAAACGCATATTCTCTGGAAAGAAATTGACCGGATAAAGGATTTACAAAAAGCTAAAACATTCCTTGATCCTGAAGGATTGGTGTTAAGCGCCGAGGATAGCCGTACTGACGGCAATATGTCTGAAACGCGAGACATGCAGGACAAGACTGAGGGGGTGCAAGAGCCGACTGTTGAATTTACTGACAAGCGCAAACTTTTGGAACAACACATATATTTAGATATAAATTACGATCCGAAAGAAAAGAAACTAAAGAAAAAGGACGGCAAGAAGCGCCCTTATGTCGTAACCGTTGATTATACAAGCGAAAAAGTATTAAGAATCGTTTCCCGACTATCATGGGACACGGATCACGATATGGAGAAAGTGGATGAATATTTTACCGGGTACAGTTTCATTCCTAATCCCAATTCGGTTTACGCCTTCGGCTTTGGACAGCTTCTTGACCACATGAATGAGGCAGCAGATACTGCCTTAAATCAGTTACTTGATGCCGGTCATCTCAATAACATCATTGCCGGGTTCGTGAATAAGCGGGCGGGCCTGAAAAAGGGTGACATCGGTTTCGAGATGGGAGTCTTTAAAGAAGTTGATGTTATGGCTCCCGATATTAGAAATGCTATTTATCAATTCCAATTTAAGGAACCGAGCCGGATTTTATTCTCAGTCATCGGGATGTTGCATGAATATGTGAAGGAAACCACGACCACTGCGGAATGGATGAGCGGCAAGATGCCTCCGTCCGATACAGCAGCTACAACCATGCTTGCCATTATAGAGCAGGGCTTGAAGGTTTTCAGCGTTATCCAGAAACGGCTACATCGTTCTTTCCGGCAGGAATTGAAGAAAATATTTAGTATTAATCATGATGTGCTGGATGAAAAGGTTTACGGGCTGGTTCAAGATAAAACTTCTCAGGAATGGAAGAGCTTTGAAAGCGGCAAGTTGGATTTTTCCAGCAATGTCATGGTTATCCCGGTATCAGATCCGAATATTACCAGCAGAGCGGAAAAATTGATTAAGAGTCAACAGGTGTTGCAGGAATCAAAGGCAAATCCATTAATGGCCAATAATCCGGAAAGCATTTATTTTGCTACTAAGGATTATCTTGAGGCGTTGGAAGCGCCGAATATTGACGGATTGTTGAAGAAACCGCCTCCGCCTCAACCGCCTCCGGATTATCCGCCGGAGCAGGAAAACAGCATGATGCTGAAGGATACAAGCACTCCGGCCATGCAGCAGCAGAACCATCCGGAGCATATAACGGTTCACGACGGGTTCAAAGAGTCGAACTGGCATGACCAGCTTACGCCGCACGGCAAAAAGTTGTTGGAGGCTCATACTCGCGAACACATGGGCTTTTTGTATTTGCAGGAAGCGCAGCACCATAAACAGCAGGCGGGTCAGATGCAAGGCGCACCGCAGAACGGAGGCATGAGTGGACACCCAGGGGCGTGAACTTTATCTGGAAGTAATAAAAGAATGGCAGGAATTACCAGCAACAAAGACTTTTATTTTAATTTTAAAGGCGTATTTGTACGAAACACAATGCAAGTATGTTGAAAGCCAGACACCCGCGCAGTATGAATATTTAAGGGGTCTGGAAATCGGCTATGCCAGGGCGATTGAAGTAATTGAAAAGGAAATGAAACAACAAGCAAGCATAACAATGATTCAGGTTCCCGTGATTGAAAGGTAACCCACTCAGAAAGGAGTGCCAAAAATGTCAGACATAGGATTAACCCCGCTGTTTTCAAGAGTTATCATTAAACGGAAGCGCATCGAAAAAGTAGGCTCGCTGTACGTTGCGGAAACATCACAAGAGGCGAAAGTAGGTATTGGAGAAATCATTGCCACTGGCCCGGATTGTCAGACTGCTATAGAGGGCGATGTTGTTCTTTTTGGAAGATATGCCCCTTATGTACTCAATCAGCAAGAAATGAGATGGGTCGGGGTAGATGTCACAGAGGATAAGGATACCGAATACCTCTTGCTAAACGAGGAAGATTTACTCGCAGTTAAGACAAGGAAGGAGAATTAAAATGGCAGACGAAGAAAATGCCGCCACTGAGGAAACCTCAGCAGAAGACAAGGGGTCGGAAGGAAACCAGGAAGAAAAAGACTTCCGTGAGTTTGCAGGTGTTGAGCATGACACTCCGAGTGATCCGGCGTGGGATAACAAAAGATTTCGCCAGATATACCGGCGGTATAAAGATGGTGAACGGTTGACCGCGGAGATGCGGGCAGACATGAAGACGATGGCTGACCACAATCAAAAATTGGCATCGGCCGTTGAAAAGATAACATCGGCTACGGGTGAGATCGTTCAGACCCAGGTGCAGAAACAGGCGAAGGAAAGCGAATCCGAAATTGAAAAAATGGAAGTATCCATCGCCGAATTAAAGGTTAAGCGCAAAAATGCCAGGGTAGAAGCCAACTGGGATGAAGTTGATAAGGCTGATGAGCAGATCCAGAAACTTGAAAAAAAACTGGACAAAAGGAAGGATGAAATTGCGGAGAACGCAAAGAAAGAGACAAAATTAAATCCCGTTGCTGAACGGGCCGACACCGTAGCCATCAGGGATTTTGTGCAGGCAACGCCCTGGTACAACATGGAAAGCGATGATTTTGACCCGGTAATGGTAAGCGCGGCGAAGGAATATGACACGGCGTTAATGAATAAACCGAAATATAAAGGCAAGGTCGAGTTGACCGGCGACCGGCTCAAAGAAGTTGCGGTCTATATCGAAAAGAGATTTGCATGGAAAAAAGAAAAACCGAGCGAAAACAAGCAGTCGAAGGTTGAAGGCGTTGGAAACGAACATGAAACAGAATCGAAAGGGAAGGGCGTAACGGCTCTTACCGCAGACCAAAAACGAACAGCTCACCGGATGCTTGATGAATCGGTAGGTGCTGCTAAAGCTGAGACAGAATATCTGAAACAGCTTAAAATGATTGATGAGGGGGCATAATATGGAAGGCGAAAACATAAATCCGGAAAGCACGACAACCGAAAGTGCAGTAATGACACAGAGCGAAAAAATGGCCGCAGGGAGGCGCGCGGCAAAACTTCGAAAAGAAGCTGCTGCACGGAAAAGACTCGAACGAAGAGCGGCAACAAAGCCTTTACCGATTATCCCTGAGAAAATTGATAATACATCCAAAGGTCAGGCCGCAGCAAGTTGGCGACCGGCCAGGATTACAGATATGCCAACAGAGATGAAAGATTCTCGCTATGTTTACAGGTTCGTAATTGACACTCCCAATAGTCTCCGGAAGCGATTAATGGAGCAATGGGAAATCGACATGGATATTGCCAAGAAAATGGATTCACGTTTTGGGGCAAGAACCTTGCAGGCAGGACTCACCGTGGTTGGCGCATATAGAATCAATGAACTCATCCTTGTCAGGATGCCGGTAGCGGTAGCGGAAAGTAGGAAGAAATACTTTGAAGATAAATCACCCGTCCGAAACCCGAAGGACATTAAAGGAATTATGGCGGCGAATGCCAAGGAAAGCGGCGCGGATGGCCGTAGCGGTATCTATACAAAGCATCCATCCGGCGTAATTCCAGACATGAACAAATCCGGGGTATGGGACGGGCAAGTTTAAAGTTGGAGGTTTATTATGGCAAACACAAATGCTCCCTTTGGGTTCGTCCCGATTGGACATATAACGGGTAGCGCAATTCCAGAACCGCATACCTACATTGTTACGACCAGTCAAGTCATTTATAAGGGCGATCCGGTGGTTATGACAAGTGCGGGGTCGGTGAGCGTGGCCGCGGCAGGCGTGACCACTACTCACATAGGAATTGCGGCAGAGTATGTAAGTGATGTGGCGGCAGCCAGCGGAACACAGGTTATTCATGTGTACGATGACCCCGGCATCCTTTACAGGGTACAGACAAAAACGGGGCTGACCTCGGCACAGGCGTATATCTTCTACACAGCGGATATGATCACCTACGCGGTAGGTAACAGCACGACAAAACAGAGCGTTATGGCCCTCGATACTTGCGGAACGTCGAGCAAGCCGTGGATAATTACAGGATTGTTCCCCTCGCCGACTAATGCGTGGGGTGATTCGTCAATCGTAATCGTTAAATATAACCAGCATGTATTCCTGGCTCCATACGCGGGATTATAGGAGGATAAACTTATGGCTAGTAACACAGTTAATTTTGGTGAGTTGTTGTACCCAGGACTCGCGGCCATTTGGGGAACTTCCTTCCCGGACTATAAGCCGGAATGGTCACAGATTTTCCCCGTGAAAGCATCGAGTCAGAACTACGAAAAGACACTTGGAATGTCAGGCTTCGGCCTCGCGCCCATTAAGGATCAGGGCAAGGCAATTTATTACGATGATCCCTTCCAAGGGCCCACCCATAGCCTTTACCATTATGTAAGAGGTATCGGATTTGTTGTAACAAAGGAATTGTGGACTGACGATCAATATGGAAAGATCAACGCACTTCCGAAAGCGTTAAAGAAATCCATGACTCAGACGAAAGAATGGGATCATGCCAATGTCCTGAATTACGCCTTTACTTCCAGCGCAGCCTATTACGGTGCCGACGGCGTTTGCCTGTGTTCGTTGCTTCATCCTCTGCTTGGCGGCGGATATTTAGCGAACACTCCGGCAACGCAGGCCGACCTTAGCCTGACTGCTTTGGAACAGGCAGTGGCTATTGACATTCCTGCATGGACGGATGACAGGGGCTTGAAAGTAAACCTGATGGCCCGGAGGCTCATTACGACCACTATGAATGACTGGACAGCGTTTCAGTTACTTGGTGCGGATAAAGACCCGGAAACTCCGGCTTCCAATGCACCGAACCCGGCGAAGAATCTTTTCCCGGAAGGTCGCCTTGTCAGCCATTACATCACCGATGCAGACGCATGGTTTATCCTTACGGACTGCCCTGAAGGTCTTGTGAGCTACAGGCACACAAAATGGGGACTGCAATTCGGGAAAGATAATGATTTTGGGTCAGATAACGCCCTGTTTAAGGCAACAGACCGGTATGTTGCAGGCTGGGATGATCCGAGATGTATTTACGGGTCAGCCGGAGCATAGAACATAAACAATTAACAATCGGGGAGGGCTTAACCGCCTTCCCCAACATCTCGTTGGATGGAGGATGGAGAGATGAGTACAATAGCAAAAGCAACTTTATTAAGAGTAATTTCCCAGAAGTTGACGGCGGCGGAGCTTGTGGGTAGTACCACAACCGCGCCCGCCCGATTCGTAATTCATAATGGCCCAATAGAAGTTAAATATTTGGGGATTTTAGTCGAAACGGCGATTCCTGCCGGTGCCAATACGCTTAAGTTTCGATTCACCCCCGCAGGAGGTAGTCAGACAGACATCTGCGGAGCCACAGATACGGCTTCCGCAGGAGCACAGCAGATTTTCCTAGTAAACGGGGTTAAGGCTACTGGCCTTTTGAAGTCAACAGAGGTTGGTATTGTGACCAGTGCACAGACTCAGTACCTTCCGTTTTATCTCGGCAACGGGTCGATTTATTTGGTTTTCAGCGGAAGTGCACCCGCAACCGGATTGGTCAAACTGTTCATGTGTTACTATCCGTTATCTGCTGACACAATCGTCAAAATGTACTAGGGGGGTGATAAAATGATAAACAATAAAGCAAGTCTTTTAAGAATTCAGTCAAGAGTATACCCTGCATCGCTTTTACAGGGAGCATTCACGGTATTTGAGATTTTCAACGGCCCTATCGAAGTACGGTCACTCGGTCTTAAAATTGAAACCGCAATAGCAGCGGGAACATACCCAGTGCTATTTCAATTTACTCCTTTAGGGGGATCGGCATTAACACTTTGTGCAGCAGACACCGCTATCGGTGAACTTTTAGTTGGCGGTATCGGCGGGGCGACAGCGGAGCAGACATTTTTTGTGGATGGGGTCAAGACTACAGCCCTTGTTAAATCAACAGATGTTGGGATAGGCCCCGGAAATGTTCTACACATGCCTATGATTTTAAGTGAAGGTACGATTGCCTTAAATTGTGTCGGATTGCTTTCAAATCCCAATTTGGCTATCAGCACGACACCGTTTGCTAAAGTAGCTAATTCGGCATTTACCTTCAATGTCGCTGGAACGACAGTCAGTAAGGCGGCTGTACCAGCGGGGACGGCACTTCCTGCGGCGACCATTCCCCAAAACAAGTATGGATTATATGCCTTGACGATTGTTGCTGGAGGAACAATTACCGTTACGGGTGCGGCCGGAAATGCAGCAGGAACTTATACCACAGAAGCGGCAGCCATCGCGGCACTTCCCGCAACAGCGGCAGCCTCGGTCTTAATGGGTTATATTACTGTTGTGTCCACCGATGCAGGCGGTTTTGTTGGAGCAACGACAGCCCTTAATGATGCGGCGGTAACGGCAGCTTATTACAACGTATATAACCCACCGGCATCGGGGGCTATTAAAGCGTTCATGTCCTGGTATCCGTTAAGCATGGATGCAAGAGTAGTCAGTAGCTAAAGTTCATAAAGGCTAACAACTGTAGAGCCAGGGAAGCAGACTGGACGAAACCTTTAACAGAAGAACATAGAGCCGGGGAGGTGCCGGACGGAGGTTTTAAATGGCGTTTCGATTAATAGACAAGCAGGGATCAGTATATTGTAGTCGCCCTGTAAAGTTAAATCTTGATATTGGAGTTAAAGATCACACTTTTGAAATTACGATAGCTCCTACGGGTGTCGCTGCGATGTCTGCCCTTGAAATCAAATTTCAGGGGTCATATACTGACAAAGATGCTCATACAGGACTTGTAACACAGGCCGGGCTTGTTGCGGCTTCATCGGGTGGAAATTCGGGCAAATATCTTGCCATCGGTTCCACTTTCAACTATCTCATTGCTGATACTAATTATTCAGCGGCAGCGGCTACGGCAGGGCAGGCTTTCAGTGCAGCCCATGTGATCGGTGCCGGAGCAGGCAATGTCTATGGTGCTATTAACGTCTACATTGACACCAGCGGCGTTATTCAGACACTGGTTCCCGGTGTATCGCAGACGGCGGCACAGACCTATGCAACAGCTTTACTGGCATATACGGCGGCTGATGCTTGGGTAGCTGGTACTAATTATCCGACTCTCTGGTGTCCTATTGGCCGACTGATTATAGAAGCCAATGCAGCGTGGACTGCAAATACCAGCAACTTCACGACAGGATTGACGGCAGTTCAAGTTATTTCCTTTGCGTCTACCTTTAAAGACATCACGACCTATGCTTTAAGCGCCTCTGAGTTGGCCGCGATGGGGTGTATGTTCAGCTACAAGGGGTCAAATCCGAAGTGGATAAGAGTATTTATGTCGGCGATAACGGGCGCCGGGCTTGTTTCGGTTCGCTACTTCCCGGAAGATAGCCCGTGAGGTGATTAATGCGCGTTTATCCTAAAAACAGGTACGTCCCGGGCGATTATAAGCGAACCTGCGACAGATGCGGCTTCGACCATCTTCGTTCGGAACTTATCAAGGAAAAGAGATCGGGCGCGATAGTGTGTGAAGGGTGCTGGGATCCGGTGCATCCCCAGGATTTACCGAAAAGGCCCAGAATATCGCCTTTAATTAAAAGGGATTAATCAATGCAACCTCAGAACTCGCAAACTTATGGAACGTCCGTCCCTGTAATTTCTAATACGGGGACGACTTCCTTCTTAATGACAATGGATCAGATTATCCGAAAAGCGGTTTTAAAGTTCGGTATCACATCTCCATCACCGGCAGAATACCAGAGCGCGGTTTTGGAACTGAATATGATTATGACGGATATCCAAAACGCAGGTACTCTTTTATGGAAGCAAAGAGAGGCGATTGTTCCTCTTTTATCCGGCTATCCTTCTTATTATCTTGATCCACTGATGATTGATGCAATGTATTGGTTTTTCCGGCAGAATGGAAACGATACAGAAATTACGCCCTTTACCCGTGAAAACTATGCGCAACAATCGACTAAACAAGGAGGTGGCCAGCCTAATCGGGTATGGGTTAACTGGCAGCTTCAACAGCCTATCGCTTATTTCTATCCGGTGTATCAGAACAGTACAGGCTTCGTTGTCGGGACGGATGGCAAAAGTTATTTATGTACGATTGACCATACGGCAGCGGCGAGTAATCGACCCATTACAGGAGCTTCGTGGGCTTCATATTGGGAACTTTGCACACTTGCCACGGCGCCGGTTGCTAATGCCTGGGTAGGCGGTACGGTTTATGATTCCGGATGTGTATTTTTCACTAAGACAGTAAGAAGCGAAGATGTTTTGGCGGCAAGGGACGATCCGGATGCTCCGGTAAGGTGGGATAACGCCCTTGTGTGGCTACTGGCTGATGCTTTATCTCCGGAGCACTCATTACAAGCATGGGAACGGAAAGACCTTCAGCAAAGGGCTATGATAGCAAAAGCATCTGCAATGGCAGGTGGGCGAGAAGGTACTGAACTCCATATTTATCCAGATTTTAGAAGGTAATATGTCTAAAGGTGCATTAGTAGTTAAAAAGAATCCGATCAATACGCCTCCGTACATTGATGTTCCTGATGTTGCTTTATCGGCTTTGTCGGCTTTGTTGATTAACGGATATATCTATTCAATAAAAGAAGAGAAGAAATATCTGACAATGAACAGGCCGGGGCTTCTTTATCCCGCATTCTGCGATCTGAACCTGGCCTATGGTATTGACGGGTTATGGTGGTGGCCTGCAAAGAAAGTAGTATTGGCTACATGCAATGGCCTGGTTTTTTCGATAAATCAGGCGGGAACGGCTACACAGTTAACCGGTGTCACGCTAACACCAGGAACGACTAGCTTTACACAGGGAGGTAATGCGGGAACTGTTGCATTTATGGCCAGTGGCGGCCCTTTAGTATACACGGATGATCTTGTTACCTTAAAAAATCCGCAAGGGTTAGGAGTTCCCACTGCGGCCACTGATGTATGCTATATGGATGACCACTTTATCGCCAATGAAGCAGGAACGGCAAAGTTTAAGTTTACTAATCCAGGGGTTTATACGGCAGACATCGTTACGGGTACGGACGGTAAAAGTTATATGACATATTTAAATCATATAGCAGTTGATACTTCAAGCCTTGCAATGAACTTTATCAATGGAAATTCAGACCCTACCGGATTACAGATACAAAGTTATGACGGCTCTGCGATTGCGGTTGTTAGATCGGCGACGATAGATACGGGAACTTTTGCGCTTGGAACGGCGGCAGGGAAGCTAAGTCTTTCTACTTGGAATGCGGGGGTTTTCCCTATTGGGCCGGGAACTTTTCTTTACACGTCCATTACCGGCAACATTACATCAATGGCATTCATTAATGGCAACCATGATCCTACTGGTAAAATAATAAAAAATGAAATAACCGGAGCAGCAGCAACGGTTACATCAGTTACAATATCCAGTGGGAGTTTCGCGGGGAGTAATTGCGCCGGAACATTGAATTTGGTTAGGTGGAATGGTATAAATTTTGAAATTGGAGCAGGGACGTTTCTTTACACTAGCCTTGTTCCCGGTTTTACTATGAGTTTTATTAATGGAACCGTTGACCCCACAGGACTTACTATTTGTAATCTTGACAACACTGCGTTGGGATTCGTTTCTTCTGTCAGTATCGCTTCGGGATCATTCTCGGCTGGTAATGCTGCTGGAACATTAACACTCACAACATGGAACGGAGTGGGGTTTGATATAGGATTAGGAACCTTATTATATTGTCTTCCGAATCCATCTCATCCCCAGATTGCTCTACTACAACCCCTTCCTTTTGCAGAAGGAACAACACAGCCCGCAGCGATTGCCGGAGGAGTGACCTGGAACTCCTCAGATCAAAACCCCTATGTTATTCTAAGTACCGATGAATTAACGGCTACTGGTGCGGCTGGTAATTACGGAAACGGATATGGTAGTGTAAGAGCAACAGCTGGATCATCAACAGAAAAAAAATATGGTGAAGTAAAAGTAAGGGCATTGGTGACACACGGGCAGAATGATATTTATATAGGCATTGCCACATCCGCAGCTACTGAAGCATCTAATTCACCGTTCGGAACCGATACACATGGATGGGCTTACACGAACGGAAGTGATTATGCGCTGACAGGCGTTATTGCAAACAATAGCACACCGACCGTATATGGCGAAAACTTTACGATTGGTGATACAATCAGTGTTTTATGGGATGCCGTTGTCGGAACTTTAGAGTTTTGGAAAAATGGTATTCCTCAGGGAATCGCATTCACTGGCTTGTCTGGGACAATGTTTCCCGCAGTTTCAATAATGGCAGGAGAGGTTGAAGCCAATTTTGGAGCTGTCCCATTTGCTTATACTCCTCCTGCTGGCTTTTCTGGTTGGGATTCTTTATCTGTTGCGGAAGCAACCGCTCAACCCGTATCGGCTACGGGTTCAGTCCTAGAGGAAATCGCACAAGCAACAACCAGCCCCGTAAATGTCAACAGCAATCAGCCCATAACAGGGAATGCTTGGACGGCTTATTGGCAGTTAACAACGGCAGCGGCGAATAAAACATGGACGGCAGGAGTTTCCTATGATGCTGGGTGGCCGGCGTTAAATTTTGGCAGTATGGAAGCTAAGGGCGATGTGCTTCAGGCAATAGATACACGTTTTGATATGATAGTTTTATTCGGTAATAATTCTATTGAATATTGGTTTAATGACGGAGTTTCACCTTTTTCCAAGTATGAAGGATTAACAAGCGAAACCGGAACCATAGCACCTAGCAGCGTGCTGTTTGACGGGAATTTGCACTGGATGATTGACAGTGACCGAAACTTGGTGCAGTTAGTTAATCGCGCGCCGAAAGTTATCAGCAATCCTTTTGCCTCGATTCTGCAATCAATGGGAGTTATTGAAGATGCCTCTTTGTTTGGCGTGAAATGCGATGGAAGAAACTTTGTTATTATGAGCTTTCCGACCGCAAATATTACATTGGCTTATGATGCTGAAGGTGAAATGTGGCAAGGACAATGGGGAACGTGGAATACAGATACAGCATCCTTTGACCAATGGATTGCAGGATGTTCCTGTAAATGCCCTGATTGGGGATTTGATTTAGCAGGAGATCGTAGAAGCGGAAAAATCTATAAGATCAGCAAAAACTACAATACCGATGCCGAATCTATATTGCGAATGGTCAAACGAACGGGAATGATTGACTACGGCATTAAATATAAAAAACGGTCAAATAGAATAAGAATCACTATTCAAAGGGGAATAGGATTAAGCACATCAGTTGAACCGGTATTTACAGTAAAAACCGCTATAGACGGTGGAACATTCGGCGATGAGAGAACAGGAAGCCTGGGACTTGTCGGCGATACCTATTCTTTTGTTGAGTTCCGGCAAAACGGAATATTTAGATACAAGCAAGATGAATACAGTTTTTCCGATGCTGTTCCGGTGATAATAATTGATTGTGAAGAGGAGTTGGAGGTGCTCAGTCAATAATGACAACCACTACCGCTCAATTTTTACCCCCTATACTTCCAGCTGTCAATGCGCAGGGACAATTCGATACTGAGGGAATGAGAAATTTCTTTCAGAAGATCGTTGATTTATTGGGAACAAAGGGAACCGTGGCAAGCATGAATCAGACGATTACTGACCTTCAGGCGAGTTTACAGCCGATTAGTAATGGTTCACAGTGGCCGGTGGGATCAATATTTATTTCGTTGACCAATGCCAGCCCGAACGCACAATTAGGATTTGGGACATGGACATCAACAGGAACGGGAACTCTTTTAGGTGAGACGGTTTACGGATGGAAACGAATAGTTTAACAGCACAAAACAATTTGCCCTCGCCGATGGATGTTCGGGAGAAAATTTCTTCCATCGAAACGGCGATGTTGGCGCGGCCTGATGCGATGATCGGCGATTGTTTCCCGTTGGAACATACTTTTGTCCCTGGAATGTATATCAGGCAGATAACGATGCCAAAAGGTTCATTGGTAATTAGCAAGATACATAAAATGCGCCATCCTTACTTTGTTTTAAAAGGGGATGTTTCCGTGCTGACGGAAAAAGGGATAATTCGTATTAAAGCTCCCTTCGCTGATATAACACCAGAGGGGACAAGAAGGCTTCTTTATAACCACGAAGAAACAGTATGGGTAACGGTTCATAGAACAGACGAAACGGATTTAGAAAAGATTGAAAGTGAAGTAATAGCCAAAAATTTTGAGGAATTGGAAGGCGATATAATTGAAATCCAAGAGTTTATTAATGAGGTAACAAAATGACTTGGGTAGCAGTGGCAATAGGCGGAGCGGCGGTAGTCGGTGCAGTTGGAGCGGGAGTAGCGGGGTCTGAGTCGGC